CCAAGAGCATCGACAACATGAAGCGCAAGATCCGCAAGTTCCGCACTCTGGTGGACTCCGGCAAGATCACCCTCGACAGCGTCGTGCAATCCTACGCGAGCTGGACGGGCCACATCTCACACGGCAACACCTACCACCTGCGGCAGAACATGGACGCCTATTTCTTCAGCTATTTCCCGGAGCTCAAACCATCACCGAAAGGAGACACAACTCATGGCCCAAAAACTGAGCAACCTCGCAAACAAGTCGAAGGTCAAGTTCGGCAGCCTGTACGGCAGCCCGATCATCTGGATCGTGGCCGATAAGAACCACGCAGGCTACCCCTCCAACAGCGTCACGCTCGTGACCAACCAGATCATCAAGATGCTGTGCTTCGACGCGACAGAGCCGAGCAACGGCAACAGCGACCGCCACAACTACGGCAACAACCGCTACATCTACTCGAACCTGCGCCAGTGGCTCAACAGCCCCGCGGCTGCCGGCCAGTGGTACACCGCACAGCACTCCGCAGACCAGACGCCGGACTCCTCCCACGTCTGGAACGGCGTCAACCCGTACAGTGGCCTCGCCGGTTTTCTGAACGCCTTCACCGCCAACGAGCGGGCGGCTCTGCTGAACACCACCATCACGGTCGGCAAGAGCTCCACAGACGGCGGCGGGACGGAGACCTGCACGGACAAGATCTTCCCCCTGTCCTGCACTGAGGTCGGCCTGAGCGGCGACCACGTCTGCGGCAGCAAGCTGGCGATCTTCAGCGACAACAACAGCCGCATCGCCACCGTGACGGCATCCTGCGTCGCCAATTCCAACTATTCCGGCAACCCGGGCTCTGGTGCCGCGTGGTACTACTGGCTGCGGGACG